AGAAGCGTTTTTAATTAGCCGCGACGTTACTACGGTAACGGCTGACCAAGACGACGCAAAAAATACGACCACGCCAATTACGGAAGCCGATGTAGTAAAAGCTGCGACCGCGTTCCAAGCTTCAAACAAGATGCTTGGCGATGGATACCGTGGTTACGGCAGCCGCGACCAGCGAGTTAACCGTGAAATAGTACACAGAAGCGGCACAATTAACAACGTAAATCAGGAAGATTTACACGTAATGAATAGTTGGGCTGGTGGGAACGGTTCTTCGACTTTGTACCTGCCCAAAGTTGGCACAAGCCACGGGCGCACAATTCAGTTTCATAGCGACAGCACCATAAGCGCAAACACATACGTAACGCTGACAGTTCACCCAAGCAACACAAGCACGACAATTGACGGCGCGAGCAGTTACGATTTCAACCGAGCGTATGACGGCATCACCATCCTCGGCCATACCGATGACAACTGGTATATCATTCAAAAGAAGGAAAAGTGATTTATATTATCTTAGCGACAGTGTTGGCAAACATCATATACAAGGCTTATGTGTATGGCCGTGGTGACATAGCCGACGTCATCATTTTCATTGCAGCTTTCGCCATCGCATTACAATGAGGTACTTTAACTATCATGAGTTCGACAGCCCCGACGCAATCGGCAGCGGCGAACAAATGATGGACGAGGTATTTCTGGAGATGCTGGATAAGGCGCGACATCTTGCTGGCATACCATTTCACGTGAACTCTGGGTACAGGACGCCAGAACACAACCGAAAGGTGGGCGGCAAGAAAGACAGCAGCCATCTGCGTGGATTAGCTTGTGACTTGCACTGTGTAGATTCAAGGAGCCGCGCGTACATTATCGGCGGTTTGGTAGAGGCTGGGTTCAATCGTATTGGCATAGCAAAGACATTCATACATGTTGACGACGATCCAAGCAAAGACCCAGACGTCATCTGGTTATACACATGAACATTGAACAACTCAGCCGCACTGTCCACAGCGTAAAGCTAGACAAGCACCCACAGCGTATGCTGTTTATTTCTGACGTCCACTATGACAGCGTAAAGTGCGACCGTGTGATGCTGCGCAGGCACCTCGACGAAGCCAAGCGTACCGATACGCCCGTGTTCATCTTTGGCGACTGGTTCGACCTGATGGGTGGTAAGTATGATCCACGCAGCAGCTACAGCGACATACGCCCAGAGTACAAAAGCATCACGTACCTCGACGACGTGATTGAAGACAGCGCCGAGTTCCTCATCAAGTACAAGGACGTGATTAGGTTTTTCTGCCGTGGCAACCATGAGACGAACATCGAGAAGCGCATGCACACCAGCCCGCTCGACCGCGTGGCGTACATCGTAAATAAGAACGGCGGCAACATCACTGTCGCTGGTTACTCTGGTTGGCTGTGGATGCAGATATACGCTAAAGGCAAGCGTCGCAGCTCGACGTTCGTGCACTATCACCATGGCATGGGCGGCAACGCACCACGGTCCAAAGGTGTGCTGCGTGTCGACATTGACCAGATGCAGTTCAAGGACGCCAGCCTAATCGTGCGTGGCCACACACATCAGAAGTGGCACGTACCAATCACCTCGGACCGCATCAGCCGCTTTGGTAAGCTGTACCAAGACAGTGTTCACCACCTGCAGCTCGGCAGCTACAAGATGCTAGGCGACCGCTTTGCAGGTTGGGCGACTGAGAAAGGATTTAATACGCCACGACTTGGCGGTTGGTTTGTTACCTTGCACAACTCACATCACGATCAACCATACTGGAAGGTCGAAGAAGCACAATAACATGAACGAACTCATTGCACAATACTGGGCCGAGATTGCACTGGCCGTTTTGACTGCAGCTGGCACAATCACTGCACTAACTGAATCAGAGAAGGACGACAAGATTGTTGACGTACTCAAGCGCATCGTCAACGCTGTGGTCCTCGGACGCAGCAAGCGGCGCAATAAAGAATAAGCCCTATATTTGACACGGTTCAAGAACAAGTAGGACAGTTTTCATCGTTTTGATTTAGGTTTTGAGCGGCATTCTCAACGGAGGGTGCCGCTTTTTTTTGTGCGAAATGTTGCACAGGTGTATAAAATACCATACACTTGCACAGAAATCTAAACGAATGGAAGACCAAATACTACTCAAACTTGACGACGGCCTCGAGATGGTCGTGACCTTTGAGGTTGAAGCTGGCGAGGATGCCACGCACATCTCACCGAGCCATCCAGCGACCGTGCGCATTCTGCGTGTGGTGCTCTGGCAGAAGAATCACACCAGCTTTGAGCGGATCGACATCACTTGTGCTGACGACAACCTGCTGGACTGGAACCACGAGCGAATTGAACAAGAGATATGGGAACACCTACAAAACCAGTAATAATGCAAAAGCCTATTTGTGTGCGCAGCAGTGTGCACGTTAAACCCACGCGCGACTTCAACCACATGCAGCAAGAGCTTGCTGAACAGAAGCGCTTCGAACGATTGATGGAACAATTCAAAGCCGACTTGATTGCGGCATATACCAAGAACCGATGAACATAGACGAGATTTACGTGAGCGCCTGCCGTGGCGCCTTTGATCGCAACGTGTATGAAGTGCGACTGATTGACTGGCTAGAAAATGTACGGCCACAGATTCCGCTGAATGATTACGCTAAGAAGCAGCTGCCTGCAATTATGCCGCACGGCTTATTCCTTTCGCGCAAGCAGGACACATTCCAGAAGCATAGCGGACTTATTCAAATTGACATTGACGGAAAACATCAAGGCAAGGACTTTGACGCTGAGGCGCTGCTGTCAAAGATGCAAGAGGATAAAGAGATACTTGCGGCTGGTGTTAGCTGCGGAGGCAATGGTGTATACGCTTTGTATTACGTGGAAGGTTTGACCAGTGCAGAAGATCACGCTGAAGCGGCGAGGTTGGTAATTAAGGATGTGCGTAAATGGTACGGCGTAGAGGTTGATGAGGTGGTTTCAAGAAACCTTAGTAGCCTGCGCTTCGCGTCACCATATATGCCACATATCAACCTTGATGTGCGACCGTTTAACCTACAATGGGAAAGAAAGCATGAGCGCGATTGATGAACTGAAAACGCTGTCGAAGAAGTACGACATGCGACCCGATCACTTCCACAAGGACCCCAGAGGCTTCGTCATCATGACGCGCCGAGGCGTGGAACACGTTCAAGCCAAAATAAAGGCCGTGGTGACCTTTGAAACGGTGCCCGAATGGTCTGACCCCAGCGAGGGACGATATTGCGTTAAAGCACACGCAAAATGCGAAATAGGGCATGTTGAGACATACGGCGAGGTGAGCAAGAGCAACAACCGCAATGCGTACCCTATCGCCATGGCCGAAAAGCGAGCGCTATCCAGAGCCATCTTGAAGCTCGCAGGTTTCTATCAGCTTGAAGTATACGGAGAGGATGAACTTGAGTGAACTGGACGCGTTTTTCGACGACGTAGAAACGGATTACTGGACGCATCAGGAGCGCCTGAAAGATTACGCGCTCTTTCTGCTGCTCAACAGCACCATGCGCGACGACGACGACGGACTTGAAGACGAGATAATTGAGACCGAGCCAACGCTGGAGCGCTGGCGTGAGATATTCGAGCGCTTGAAGCTCAACCAACTACGGACAATCGACCTGCCTAACTGGTCACAAACATCATTTAACAAATCCTACAAAGACAATGGAATTGACAATTGAAGGCGTGGTACGCCGAATCAACCAGCCGCAAGAGTTTGCAAGCGGCTTCCGCAAATGCGAGGTGCACATCGAGGTGAAAAATGGCGAGTACAGCGACGTGCTGCCTGTGGAGTTTCTTAAGGACATGGCCGACGAAGCTGGGACCTTGACTATAGGCCAACAGGTAAGAATGCGCTGCAATGTACGAGGGCGCGAATGGGATGGCGGCGATCGTGGGTGGCGTGCCTTCATGAGCTTGGCGGTGTGGAAGTACGAGATACTTGAACCCAAGAGCATCCGTGAGACCGTCATCGAGGACAGCAAGAAGAACCCGCCGCAGGTGGACGATATGCCTTGGTAATGTACAAGGTCAAGCTGCACGAGCAACGCACCAGCATACGGTTTGAACGGGCCGACAGTATGCTGCGATACATCCAGCGCCTCAACAATCAAGGCGTCAAGTTTGAACTACAATTTGAGAGAGATGGAGATGAATTTGAAAATGTACCTGCAGCACCATTACGGTAGCCTGACGGCATGCGCCGAGGCTATTGATGTGAGCAGGGGGACCTTGCACAATTACGTGACCAAGGACCCAGAGGGCGTGCTGCGACACACCAGCCGCCTCATGAAGAATGAAAACATTAAACCACAGGACTTGATTAAGGCGGTCCTGACAACACAAAACCAATATGAAAGAATGGAAAGCTGAATGGGTGGTGTTGACCCGTGAGGAGATGGCGCTGGCGTATGAGACAGGCAGGGATGTCATCGAAACTGAGATGAAAAACAACCACACAGGCAACAACAAGTTAAGTAAATACGCTGGCTATGTCGGTCAAATAGCGGCTATGAAGCGCCTAAAGGCTGTGAACGTTGATGATTATGAATACGACCTCGAATGGATGGGTAAGCGCATTGAGGTAAAAAGCAAGATATGCAGCAGCATACCACAGGCAAATTACTCAGCAACGGTATACGCGAGCAACGCAGATCAGATGTGTGATGTGTACTTGTTTACGCGTGTCCTGAGAAATGCGTTTGACGAGGACAAGCTAGAGCATGGCGCGTATTTGCTTGGATGGATTGACCGAGACAACTACGACAACCGTTTTCACCAAGTAAAGCAAGGCGACGATGACTACGGATATGAGGAGCCTGCAGATGCTTTTAAGATTCAACTAGACCAATTGAGGGCGATTGAGGAGCTGAAATGAAGCGCAAGTACGTGAGCATACCAATCGACATCTGGAACCTGAGCGAGCTGCACCCCAATGAGCGGGTGCTGCTTGCTGAGGTCGCCAGCTTTGAGCAGAATGGACGCGAGTGCTTCATGAGCAACGAACGGCTGGCTGAGTTTCTGCACGTATCAGAAGCCAGTGCAAAGCGGTATTTGAAGAACCTGATGGACCTCGGCTACCTCACACGATCGGGCGACAGATACAACAGGCGACTGCTCAAAAATGAGCCGACGAAGGCTCAAAATTGCACCAACGAAGGCTCAAAAATGAGCTCACGAAGGCTCAAAAGTGAGCCGACGAAGGCTCAAAAACGAGCTAATACTATAACAGATACTAATACACCTACTAAACAGTATACTAAAAAGGCACCACCTGCGGTGTTGCTTCCTTTTGAAACTGAAAAATTCCGAGAGGCGTGGACCGAGTGGCTGGAGTACAAGCGCACGGATCACCGCTTCAAATACAAAACCGCCCAAAGCGAACAGCGGGCACTAATGACACTAGCAAATGAACACCCTACAGAAAGCAGAGCAAT